CATTATCTTACTCCAAAATGTCCCCGCGTTCGGCTGCAGCTAGTCTCTCCAATTCATTGGTTTGTCCAGCAGAGACAGTAACTTCAGAGTCCCCGAATGTGGAGCCCTCGGGTGCTTCAATAAATTGTGTTGCTTGCAATTCGCCTATAACAGCATCTGATGTGTTAGAGTTGGGAAACCTGTTTGTTATTCCAGCACGTCCACCGAAAATACCTCTCTCGTCCCAACCAACCAAATGAGTGTGCAAAACGTTAAAAGTAAAGTTTAGTGATACTTTTTTGGGGATGTAGCTGTTTTTCTTTACCTGAATAGTTTTAGTTTGAGAGATTTTGCTGGGATCAGATAGAGAACGCTCATCCCCGGAGAAGGTATTTTTTGCTATATTAATTTGATCCTCCGTAGAAAGCACCTGATCCAATGGTTCTCCCTGCCCCTTCTTTAAAATGAAGCCACCTTCTGCCATGGCTGGCGCGTAAGAAACACCGCCTTGTATATATCCATATAGATATGATCTATAATCGGCAGCATTAAACAAGTTTGTCCACTTAACTCCCAATAGTGGTGCAGCTTTCAAGGTAGTTTGAGCACGGCGAGTTCTTCTCGCGCCAATCCCACCATTTTCCGTCTCAAGGTGAGTATCATACATAGGATAAAGAAACTCTATAAAAGTATTTATATTCTCTAAATTCTGAACGGCTGTACCAATACCGTCTGAAACAACGTCAAAACCTAAAGTTATTGTTCTTTGAGTTCCTTCAAAGGTCGCCAAAGGATCCATGCGACCATAAACCGGAGTTGAAGACCAATTTGAATTAAACGTGTCACTAAATTCAGTGACCCAACCTTCAAAACTAACTCTGTTACCAGTCGGCAAATGCTTGATTGAAATTGTAAAAAATTCGTCTTTTCTTAATGATGGTGAATACATTCTTAATTAATTCCTACCCGTTTGAAAATGGGCTGAATACTCCTTTAGCTCTAGGACTATCTAGCGCCTTGACAACAATATCATCGATTTTTTCTTGACCGACATAAACAGCGATCTGCTGTGGTCCCCCGCCACCAGATGTAAATTCTTTTAACGTATCTACAAGTGACTTAAAATCTTCTTTGGAAATAACCTCGGATCCTTGGCCACCAGTTAAGAGAATCTCTCCCGGGTGGACAATCGCTTGTTTCGTCGTTACAGTACCGCCATTTTGGAAAGCGGGGGTTACTTCGCCAGTATCAAGCCCAGTGGCCATTCCCGCACCCGCCGCGGAGCCGACTATTGCGGCATACGTGAGGATTGACGCACCACCTGTAAAAGGCGCTCCTAGGAGCGCTGCAATACCAGCAGCCATCATTCCAACTTTTATAAATCCATACATTCCATTTGTTATTTTGCCTATAAAACCAAAAAATTTTGATACTTGTTTTACCAGCACTACGAAAACATCTATAATCGGTCTCAAATCAACAGCCAACCCCATAAAGGCAGACTTTAGCTGCTGACCAATTTCTTGGGTTTCTTGTGCCAGCTCTTGAAGCTCTTGTTGTTTCATTGCGTCCAAGGCATACTGTTCTTCGGACATATTAAATAATCTCTGTGCTTCTTCAACAGAGGTTCCCATAGCTGCAGCGATTGCCTGTTGCTCAAATCGGTTTAGAGCGTCAAACTGAATACCGGCAGCATCTGTTGAGCGGCGTAGAATTTCAATTCTTTCTTCTTCTGTTGCGTTAAGCATATCAATAGAGTTGAGATACGGACCGCCCAAAATAGCGTTTAAACGACCAACAGCTTGCCCAGCAGAATCAAACTGATCAAACTTACCAGCAATATTAATTAATTGGTCGACAGCCAACCCAGAGTTCTTTGCCTGCACTTCTAGGCCCTTGAATACGTCTATAGCTTGTGTACCATACTTCGCTAGAGCACCAAATGATCTTTCGAAGTCTCCAGCTAGCTTGCTTATAGGAACTCCCAGATCTTGCGCTGTTCCGGCCAAGTCTAACAATAGATCACGGCCCTGTTCGGCGCTCATGCCCGTTGCTCTAGTTGTTTTATCTAAGATTGCAGCTGTGGTACCAGCGCTTACTCCTAACTCGCTTAGAAGCGCTGTCGTGTCTGACAATGCAGCGCGGGCACCGGGACTCATTTGTGTAAATGCAGAGAATTCGGTAAACAAGGTATTGAACGCTGCGCCGGCTTCTTGAGCCGATACGCCAGCAGCAAAGTTTCTTCTCTCAATCTGTGTTATCTCAGTATTATATTCTGAAGTAGCCCCTGTTGATCGCCTAAAAGAGGAGATAGCAGCATCTTGTGCTTTTGCTAGTCCAATTGTTTGATTAACGAAAAGCCCAATAGTCTTCGTTAATAGACCCCCAGCAAGATCTGATAATTTCAAGTTTTGAGTAAAGCCGGCAAAACCGTTTGAAGTCTTGGGCACCATGGTAGCTAGATCGTTTGCCGCACCTGAAAGACCAAGTAGTCTATTTTTAAGTGTTGTTGCTCGGGCAGCGCCCTCGGCAGTTTCCTTGCTAAATTGTTTAAATCGTGTATTTAAATCTTTAAGCTGATTTTCATTGAGATCCTCAAGTACGGCCCCGGCGCCAGCAATTTCTTCAATAAACTCTTTAATTTTCACTGCACCAGCAGCAGAGGAAGCACGTAGACCGTCGACGGAAACACTTAATTTGTTTATGGCATCATTAAGCGCGGCTTCGCCAGTTGCATCGCCGGCGGAGATGGCCTCATCGCGCGCAATTTTAAGCTGGCGCATGCGCCGTATAGTTTCTGTTAAGGCAGCCGATGATGCTTTAAGTTGTTCACTAATGTCCAACTCATTAAAAGCGGGAGTAAGATCTGAGATTTCTCTTTTTAGATCCGCGATCGATTGTCGGAGCCTTCGGATTTCCGCGTCGGTCATCATAGCCATTTAAATAATTCTCCTTTAGTTTTTAAATGGCCAACGAAGTCCTGTTTCCAATTCAAAGTTCTTAACAGACCTCTCTAACTCATAACGGTTATTTAAGGTTTTTGGATCATTCAGACCATTTTTCATATAAGAATCCATATACCTTTTTTCTCTTTTTAAGGAATCCATAAAAGACGATACTTGTTTGGGGCGTCCGATTATGCTTATAGGAATGTCCATGCCGGCGTCATACAACATCCACATCATTTTCTGAACCTGTCCTGCGAACTTGGAATATACTGCTTCATTCAGCATTGGTTCATTTAAATTAATGGTGATCTTTTCTTGTTTCATCTTAAAACCTCAAGCAATGTAGTAAATAGTCCCAAACAGCAAAAGCCGCAGTTATCTACCGCGACTTGCTTTTCTGATTTCTTCATTTTGCTTTTCAAACTCTTTAACCAATCTTTCCAAGAACCATCGGCGCAATGGAATGGGAAGATTATATAGCTCTGTAAAGGACCACCCACCGTGGTGCTTTAGGTTAAAAAATTCTTCGTATACTGCCTCTTGATATTTACCGTCTAGGCCAAAAAAACTCTGCCGTCAGCGGCATACCCACCTTTCCCCTATGAGAGCAAGATGAGCACTCAAAATCTATCGTCATATCTATATCAGGCTTTATTCTTTCATACGTGTCTTTTATAAAACGTGAATCTCTTAAAGGAAGCTTTTCAACCAAACTTTCGATTTGATCGCGATCTGTAACATCATTCGCAGAATAAATTAAGCTCGATAGCAGCAGGGTTGACATACTCTCAACTTGGCGCTTCTTTTTACGCTGCTCAAGAATCTTAGTTATGGTAGCCTCGTCCTTAGAAACCAGAAGCTTGAAAACTATTTCTATTCCAGTTACAGGCAACTTTATTAAGTAACCATTACTAACTCTCTGCAGGTCTTTAGTATCAGAGTCTTTTATTTCTAACTCTGACAAATTTACTGAGGCTTCATTCTGACTTCCGCAACTTGGACATGTTATTCCAACTTCATAAAAAGGACCAAAGCCAGTCATTCTGGCTGCAACTAACACAGCATTCTTGTCACCAACCAAAAGTGTATCTGGATTTATCGACTTGTCAACGATAACTGAACGAACCAAACGATCAATGGCAAGACCTTGCTTAAGAAGTGTCTCGGAAGTTAGAATGTCTTCCTCTTTAGCTGTCATATGTTTAATTTCAATGACTGCCTGATTGTGAAGTGGATGTTCCTCTGGATAAAACAAGCCTTTGCTCGGTAACTCAACAAATTCTGTTGGGTTTACAAAAGAGAAAAGGTCTGTTGCTTCTGATGTGGGGGGTGCTGGCGCGTCTGGTTGCGGTGCGCCAAGCCGCTCTAAGTTATTTCTTCGTGACAAAAATCACCTTCTTTCTTATCCGTTTAGGGAAGTCACAGCTGCTACTGCAGGGCCAGACTCATACTCAGCCCAATCATAGCGGAAAGTCATTTCAATATTAAGCAAATCATCAGTATCATAGGTAAGATCGCCAAATGTGGCGTTTGTGATGAAGGCATTCTGAAGTGTCCAAGTGCCGATAAGGCCACCCTGTCCGTTCAGCTCCTCAAAGATAACGTTACCAAGGGCATCGACAGCACCCTGCTTGTTAACGGTGCCGGGAGCGACTGCTGGGTTAAAGAAGACATCTTCCTGAACATCAGGCTTTAAGTACCCAGACTTCGTAAGTGCATCATAAAGAATCTTGTTGCCATCTGGATTGATAGCATTAACAATTGTAGCGGTAACTGTGTTCCAGGTAACGCTTCCTGGGTAGTAATACGTGTTTCCTAAAAACTTGTGCTCCGTCTCACCTATAGTGTAAGATGGCTTTGTCATCGCCTTGGCGAGATACTGCTCGTACCTAAACGCAGCGTTGATGTCGGTTAAGTTTGGTAGTGTGAGCAAAAAGCGATGCGCTCTTCTTGGCTCTGATAATGCTGATGTCCAAAATGGCATTTATATAGTCTCCTGTAAGTCCTATTATTATATAGTGCGGGGAGCCGGAACTCCCCGCATTTTATTAATCGTCAAACGATGCTCCCGTTCTTGTGATGTTGAAGTCAATCGCAATGAACTCAATAGCTCTTGTTGGCTTCAAGAAGATCTTCGCATATAGAATGTTTCTATCTACAAGGTCGGGGGTTGTGGTCGTATCATCAAGAACAACTCTGTAGTCAGAGAGACCAAAGTTTGTCTTAACATCAGCCAAGAATGGGTTAACCTGTGCTGTGAATCGCTTCCAAGTCTGCTGAACGTTTGGATCAAAGAGCAAGCCAGATGCGATCTGGGAGATGCGCTTCTTAACAAAGATCATTAGGCGACGTACGTTAATACGATCCAAAGCCGAAGGTGTGACCTGTAGTGTCTTCTGGCCGAAGATTACAACACCCTCAGCAGGGAACTTAGCAATTGGGTTAATGTTCGCTGTGTAAAGATCGTCGCGATCCTTACGGCGTAGCTGGTGGGCTACGTCGACAACTGGGATACCTGCGGAACCTTCAGTGAGGCCGCCGCGGTTGAAACCAGCTGGTGCGAACCAAACCTGCGTGCTACGCTGTGAGCTAGAGAACGTGCCGATAGCTGCGACAGAAGGTGGCAGCCAAAGGAACTGACCGTTGATGGTGTCTCTTGCTCTAACCCATGGATAGTAAGCACAACCGTAAGAAGAGTTAAGGTTTCTACTACGAAGTCCGTTCACAAGAGTGGAGATGGTAGACTGCGTGTTGTTACGGTTAATAGCCGTGCTGTCCTCTCTAGGAACAAAAGCATCCGGTAGGTCGATAACTGCAAGAGCGTCTGCTCTGTCCTCACAGGTTCGAACCAAGTGAGTTGTGAGACCTTCCTGAGTCTGACCTGGGATAGCAGCGAGGTTCATTTCAACAACCTCTGGATCTGCTACAGAGTCGATCGCTCTGCGAATCGAGAAGAATGGATAGCTATTCGTATCAGATGGGTTAGATGTCATTCTAGCAGCTGAGAAAGGATCAATTTCCTTGATGTCGAGTCCATCAAAACCACCAAAAAGAGGAACTGTGAATCGGTCATAGCCAGCATCTAGAACGCCCGAGATGGCACCGTTAACAAATGTTAACGATGTGCTGGTACCCGAACCGGTGACGTATACGCCGGATCCGGAAACATCATCCAACGTAAATGTCGGAGATAATTCCTCATTAGCCGAAGGAACTGTAAAACCAACAATGCCGCCGCGTGGTCTCAGAATATCGATGTAAGACTTGGAGTATACTGTGCTTCCAACAGACTCAGCTGTTTGCATACCAAAGTAAGCGTCAGTTGGGTTCGCCAAGTTACCATCAGAAGCGCTAACGCGAAGTCGCGGACGTGGGAAGTCAACAGAAGCAGTGCAAGCAGTGTTGGATGTGGATGCAGATACGATGAATAGCGATCCAGAGGTGTAAACGTCAACAGCGGTGCTGTCGCCAATGTCTGTAGCTGCAGCGTCATGGATCGCGGCGCTGCCAGAAGTCCAAGAATGAAGAAGACCTTCAGCAACCTCAGTGTAGTCTGCATACTTAACAATACCCTCAAAACCGAATGGTAGAAGAACTGGGTTTGTCACACCAGCATCGACATCTGAGTTGACTTCAACGTAGACGTAATTAGAAACATTGGGATAGTTACCAAGCTGACGGTAGCGCCGCTCAGAGTTTTCCCATTGCTGTCTGTAATCGCCAATCTTTCGTGCGATGTAGTTTAGTGAATTGGGGTTGAGATTACAATTGTTAAACTGTTCCACAACGCGAACAACATTGTCGCTGTCGCTAACGTGGCGTATGACAACAGAGAATGTACCATACTCGTCTTCATCATTAGTAGAACGCTTGATATCTTGGATGGAGATCTTAAGATTTCTGTTAGACCAATCTCCTGAATCATCTCTTGCAATAAATCTAAACAACTTAGTTGGGTTTGATGTAGGGGAGAGCTTACAACTAATGACATATGGGGTCTGTGCAGCTTGGACTTCATAAGTAAAATCGTCGCCCTCTTCGCCACCATCATTGATTCGAACCCAGGCAGCTGCGAAACTAGAGTCAGCGTCACTTAGCACGTTATCAATGTGTGCGTCGAATGTCTCACCAAGGAAATACTTTTTACGATTGTCTGCATCCGTAATACCGGTTGTCAGTAACTGTGGGTTTGTGTTAAAAACCTTTCGGATGTACTTTGAGTCATTCCTGTTAAAGTTGAATGTAATTGTATCAACAATGTTGGTGCCGTCCTTAATCTGAGCCTTGAACTCCTTTGTTCGGGCTGGGTCGGAAATCACAACAACGTCAGAACCAGTAACGTTGTTACCAGTGGTGTATGTGCTATCTATCTGGGCTAGGATAGTGCCTGTTAGCTCCATTGTCACGGTGCTTTCGGCATATACTATAGCACCAAGCGCACCAGTCAGGACTGTGTTGCCGGCAGCTCCGGTCTGAAACAGCACGAGGCCCCACGCTCGACCACTTGAGCCAGCATTCCACCCGGCTTGACCACCGGTGGTTGCGTTATCATCCTCTGCTCCAAGGAGACGAATGTAGGTTAAAGGAGAGCTGTTACGAAGATAAGCTTGCGCTGCATACATGCCATAGGTTGTAGCGGTAGTGTTTGCACCCTGGCGCCAGACGTCGTCGCCGGAGTTTCCAGGATTTGGAGTACCAAAAACACTTACAAACTCTTCAAAAGAGTTGACTGTTGTTGGTCTAAGGGCAGGGCCCTTTTCAGCGCGTCCAATAATGACTGGACCAATCCCTGCTGGCGAAGCTGGTAACTGTGAGTTGTCAATTTCATTGACAAAAACGCCTGGGGATACAAATCGGTAATTCTTGATTGACATTCGTTCAGTTCTCCTACATTGCGAAAATGTTCAAAGTAAATAGTGTTAAATAGTAGGAAGAGAACTATTCTCTGTAAAATCCATCTTTTATGTTTTCGGGTATATCTCCCACTATTGTTCTTTCTCTGCCAAGTTTTATATCGACTGCATTCTCACGTTTAACAATCTTTGGTCTTTCTTGATTTTCGCCTTCACCAATAAGGTAACCAAGAGTTTCAATACTAATGTTAGTTTCGTAGTTTCTCTGTTCCATTCCAAGGTTGGCTTGATTGGAATTGTTAGCAAAGCTACCATCAATAAATATTTCATAATAATGTCCCTCAGCTTCAATGCGCTTTGGCGTTCTTGAGTTCCCTGGGATGGTGAGAAATGGACGAATAAGCTCGTTCATCTGCTGCTGGTATTCAGTTCTGATGGATATTTCGTAAGTCACCTTAACCCAGGTAGGGATTGGTATTGTAATTGTTTCATAAACAGTTTTTGCTATCGGCATATCTCTTTTGTTAACGTTTAACATTTTACTTGAGACATCTTTGTCTGCACCGTATTTTCTATTTGCTTGAGCATTTTGAAACTCGGCTGTCTTCTTTTGATTTATTTGTCTTGCAACAGTAATAGTGCCGCCCTTTTCATCATTAACAGGATATAAGTTCGCGAACACAGTGCCACGATAGTTTTGTTCTTTAATTACATTAGATCTGTTAACTGTAATCAAAGGAAGAATTAAAGTTTCTTCTTTATCCCGCAGATCTTTGTTGTGTTTTATCTGAAAGGCGCGCTCTGCCGTAACCCACAAAACTGGTACTTTCTTAAATCCATCGTTAGTATTCGTAAAAAGGTTAAGTTCTTCATCAATAAAGCGAAGCATTGCTCTATCAATCGTCTCTAAAGACGAGGGCATAAATTCTATCTCTTGAAGTTTAGCGGCAACTTCTTTGTTACCAACATAATCAAAACGTTGCGATCTCTTATCCTTTATTTGCTTCTCATTTCTTTTGCTGCGTGACATTTATTTATCCCACGTAAATGCCGGCTGGGACATTTTCAAGAACCTTCTTGGTAGTATCCTGCAGCGACGAATCTATTTCTGCCAACTTATCGTATGTCGTTTCATCAAGGATGGTCTTAAATTCTTCTCTCAATTGATCCATCTCTGTTCTCGCCTGAGATAATAATTCTGATGCGTTTAATGTTACTGACTCACCCGGAATTGGAACAGTGGAAAATTTACCTCTTACCTGTCCGAGAATTTCTTTTGTTAAGGCCAAAGCAAATCTGCGAATCCATTGCTTACCAATAGCATTAATATTTTCATATGGAATATTCTCAAATGGAAGTGTGTTTAAGTTGTTAACTCCCTCGACCCCTTCAGTGCCGCGGCCCGTCTCTTCCCAAGCCTCATATTCTCCATCAATTGTAAACCGAACCCAGATTTTCTCAGGCGAGGTACCATCGGGCGTAGGAAAAATTCTTAAGTTGTTATCATGTATCTCATAAGAGTAATGCGATACTCTTGTGTGCAAGGCGTCTTCATAAGCCATTGCTTGAAGCTTATTCTGCCAAGTTGGTACAATCTCAAACGTAGAATCATCTGCATACTGTCCGTACGTTCTTAAGTTTCCTACAACAGAGAACCCACCGTAGTAACCATAGAACCTCCACATTGCTCGCGGGGTCTTGAAAAATACCTTTCTAATAATAATTCTTTTATCTTCAACTTTGCCATAATAAGAAGCTGCTGTGTCTGTAGCAGCCGAAGAGGAAATTAGGGTTTGCAAATCGTAGTCTTGTTGGTCTACTACCCTGTCAACTGACGCGGAATAGATCGGTGTTAATCCGCCAAACCCGGCTTCGGTAGCCAAGCCCTCAGAAACTCTACGAACATACCCATAATCAAATCTTGGATACTTTAAAGAAATATCAGATCCCGACAACGCGGACCCCGAGACCAACTGTCCATCTTGATCAAATGAGCCTGTTGTTCCACCTAAGAGGCTAGAAAGAGAGTTTTTGGACTGATGTAGATTTACTAAGTACGAATACTCTAGTACCGCTTCTTCATAAGCAGCGTAAACATTTCCCTCTGCTAATTCAATGTCTAGGACATCACCACCTAGCTTTTTATATGTGTAAGCAACTTGATCCGCTGCACCTGACAAAAATGCATTGGACCCAGCATAAATACCAAATGGCAATGTTGTCCCCACATTGGCAGCTGCCCCTGTAACTGGAAGAATGTTAGCGTTTGAAGTGGAAGCTGGGTTTAAATTTGGTATTGACATTAAAGGCCCTCTGATTTTATCTATTAGTAAATAGAAAGCCCCGCCTCAAAAGAGACGGGGCTTTCATTATTTTGACCTTAAGTCAGGCTAAATTAGCTGTCGAGACCTCGGCAGATAACCAAGCCGTACATGTCCGGACGGACCATCTTCTTGGCGTATCGGGTCATGACACCCTTACGAGGTACGAAGTCCTCTACACCGAAGATTGTAGGTGTGGTCTGTAGTGGCACGTAAGGTGCGTATACATAACCGCTCTCAAGGAAGCTGGCACCCCTACGTCCGACGAGAACAACGTTTCGTGGGAAGTAAGGATCGACAATAACGTCAAACTTCTTGGAGAGAGCGCCAACCTTAACGGCACCGATGTCACCGCGATCAGCATCGGCTGTAACGTTTGCACGGAAGCCTGCTGTGAACTCAAGGATGTTGGCAACTTCTGGTCCGCAGACGACGAAGTTAGCAGCACCACGGAGTGTTCTGCGGTGGATCTCAGCCGAAACGTCGTTGATTGTCTCAACGAGAGTCTCGTACCACTCGGATACGTTACCGGTGAAGTCCTGAGTTACCTCAGAAACCTGACCTGTCTCACGATCAAGGAACTGACCTGGGTGACGGGACCAGTAACGGATACCAGCCTCAGACAACTTGATAAGGTCCTCAAGGATCTCACGATCGATCTCAAGGGCGATCTGCTCAGAAAGGATCTGAGTAAGCTCAACCTCGGCATCAAGGTTGTGGTAAGCGTTGAGATCCTGTCCCAACTCTGGGGTCCACTTAGCCTTGAGCTTCTTGGTAACAGCTGTGACGGCCACTGAATCGACCTTGATGTCGATCTCTGGGATCTCGGCTACACCTTCGAGGGCCCACGCAGTGTCACCCTTGACGGAACCAAGAGAGTCACCATCGTCAAACTTATCAGCCAATGGAGCATCGATGTGAGTAATGGCATCTAGATCTGCACCTAGCTCAGTAATCTGCGCTGCGGTGGTGGAAGCAGTCGTAGAAACAAGAGTAATAAGAATTCTTGAATCATCAAGGAAGTCTTCTCGCTGTAGGCGACGAACCTGAATGGTGTTATCGTTGTTAACACCAGCCTGGGTCCCTGAAAGCGAAAGAGCTACCAAATCTTCCAAGTTAACCTCAGCATTCTCCAATGTTGTTCTAGGAATAGCAGCAACAGCGAAGATAGCACCTGAAACCAAATCAGGGTCGAAGCGAAGAAGTCGATCGACGTTGTAACCAGCGACACCACTGTAGCCATCTGTGAAACCAACAAAGTCAGGAACACCACCAGCCTTAATAGTACCAGAAGCAAGAATGGTTGTTGCAACGGTGACCGAACCTGTTGGTGAAGAGTAGCCGTTGTTAAGGGCGTATGGTCCCAACTCAGCGTTAGCGTTCGATAGAAGAACACCGCCAGTGATCTGGGAACCTACTCGTCCACCGCCATAAACCGATGTATCAACAGCCTGGGCAAGTCGGGTAGTTGCATCATTGAGCATGCCACCAAAGGTGAAGTCAAGGAAGAAAATGAGACCTGATGGAAGGCTCATTGGCTGAACGCTTACGAGATCGTTAGCGATCAAGGAACCGAATACACGGCGTACGAGTGGGAATGCAACAGCTGCAAATCCCTCTACGTCACCAGCAGCCATGCTGCTGGACTCACGGAGAAGCTCTTTTGCCTGATTCTCAAGCAAACGGGCCATACCGTTTCTCTGGGTATCATCGGAGATGCCCTCTAGAAGACCGGTCTGCTCCCACTTAGAAATAAGTGCAGCACCCTCGGTCGAGAGGTCACGATTGACGATACCTTCTGTCAATCTTTCTACAATAGACATTTTTAATATACCTCCTGAATGTTATTGTTTATTTATTCAAACCTGCTAAACGCAGCATACGACCCATAGCTGGGTCCTTAGTTGCCTCGTTGTTTCTCTTAGAATTGATCAAAAGCGATGTAGGTCTTTGAACTGCTTCACGAAGTGTTTGTGGTCGTGTTCTCTGATCAGGAGTGGACCCCACTGCGTTTTGAATTGTTTCAAAAATCATACTTGCTTCTTCAACAGAATTGGCAGACTGAACAGCTTCGACAATTTGGTTCTTTTGTCGCTCATTCAAGGAGACGCTGCCCAAAGCCTTGTTTTGATAAACAAGCTTGGCGTTATCAAGATTCAGCTTTGTAAGCTGATCCTTTGCTTCAACAATGAGAGCATGAAGCTCTCTGTTAGATTTTGTAAGTTCGGAGATCTTTGCTTCATGAAGTTCTACTGGCACGACGTCTGGTGCTGTATCTTCTTCAATCTCCTCTTCCTCTTCTTCCTCAAGGTGTGCTTCCTTAGCAGCTGCAATGGCATCATTGTTTGCCTGCATCACACTGTTCTCGGCACCACCGAGTGAAGAGAAGCCTGCTGGGGATGTATCCATATCCAGTACTAGCTCTTCTACTAATTCCTTAATAAAGTCCTCGGACAAATTAAGTTCTTCATCCAAAGCCTCGCCGGCCAGTTTCACAACTGTGAAGCCCACCGGGTTGGCGTCTCCCAGTTTTTTGGCATCCTTCTCTGCGGCATCTTTGGAATCATATACGTGCCCGGGCTTCACGCCAGCCTTCTTAGTGGTCGCGGGGTTGGAATAGGCGTTACTTGGCTGCGCTTTACCGTCGTCCAAGGCTCGGCTGCTCTTCATAATAATAAAGCGGTCCTTGCCTTCTTCTAGTGGCTCGACGGGCGCAGCACCTAGCTCGGCGGCGCCTTCCTCGGCATCACGATCAGCCATCTGATCTAGTGGGTCGCTATCTGCTATGTCGTCGGCCATTTCAAGGGCGTCATTGAGGTCCTCCTCCTCAACAACTTCGTCTTCCTCTTCTAAGCGCTTCTTCAAAGCATCAAAGTCGATTTCAACGATTTCGTCTTCTGGGGCTTCGTCTAACTCTTCGTTCTGAAAAGCGTATGGAACATCGTCTGTAAACTCTGTAAGAGTCTCGTCTTCACCACCCTCTTCTAGCTCTTCTTGCTCTAGCAAAGTATCTAACGCTTTCTTAACTTCACTAGAATACTTTTCTAATACAACATTCTCAGCATTCTTCAATGCTGCTTCCTTAAGGGCTTTGGCGTCTACAATCGCCTCTTCTAATAGTGAAGACATAAAATAACTCCAAACACGATAGCTCGTCAAAAATAAATAGTGTTTTATTTTTTCAAATGACTAAAACTATTGGAATTAAGAAACGCAAAGCTAATGCGCACAGTTACATAATAAAAAAAGTTTAATTATGGCGTGGCTGTGTATTCAAAGCCATTAAGAATAACTTTATGAAGTCTGTGTGTTTCTTCAGATGCAGAACCGGCATAAAATGATATTGCGATTCGGGCAGCACCGCCGCCGGCGTCGAATTGTTTGTCGGTGTCGGACCAACTAGGGGTCGCCGCAGTGCCGCCTTCGCGGAACGAAACTGTCTGGCTCACGCGTTTAATCCCGACCCATCTTGCTGTGGTTCTGGACAAATTTGAAGTTCCATTGTGAATAAGGGCTCCAGATCCGAAAGCGCCCATCCCAAAGTATTTGGCGTTCGCTGCGTTCCATCTTCCGTACCTATGACCTAACCAGTGTGCTTCACCAGACGCATTACCTCCACCGGCCATTATAACTATCTCTGTATTTACACTCGCAACACTTCCCGGGTTATCGGTGTATATGGCGAAATCAAAATCCCCCATAAGAAGATTGGGGTATTGAATTCGTCCATTGGTCAGAAAGGCATTGCCATTAGAAGGCGTTCCAGTTCCGCCACCTCCTTGATCAAATTTAATATTGCATGTGGTGCCATCATCTGTTACTGCGTTAAAAACCCCATTTGGATCTTTGACAACCCATCCATTTAACATCCCGGCATCTAATGTAGCACCATCTGCAATGCTAGATGGAGTTCCAGACGCGGGAGACAAGGTCTGCGCAACAGTTGTCACATTGCTACCGTCTGCCTGTAGCTGCCAGACACCATTTTCTAATACTAATCCCATCTTATAATCCTTTTATGTTGCTGAAACAATTGCCCAACCGAGACCATTTACTGAAGACGAAATGCCCACCACGGTTATAGCTC